GGTCAAATCTTTAGTTCTGGTGGTACAACACCTACGGTAAATCTAATATCAACAGGTGTTACAGCAACCACATATGGCGGATCTTCTGCGATTCCTGTTATTACAATTGATGCTTATGGTCGTGTAACAGCAGCAGCAAACCAATCAGTTACAGGTGGTGGTGTCACATCAGTTACATCTGGTGGTGGTGCTAACGTAACCATTGTAAATGGTACAACAACACCAAACGTAACACTAACTTCAGTAGCTGCCGGAGGCACACTGACAGGTGGTATTTCTGCCTTGACCTTTGATGTTTACGGTCGTGTAACAGCGGCAACTGGTTCTGCTGGTTATGCACCTACAGCATCACCAACATTTACTGGCACTGTCACTATAAATGCTAACGTGTCTAACCAAACATTAACAGACGGTGCCACCATTTCATGGGACGTTTCATTAGGCGCGGTTGCCACTGTCACACTTGGTGGTAATAGAACAATTGCAGCACCAACCAATCTAAAAGTTGGCACCTATATACTTCATGTGGTACAAGATGCTACAGGTTCTAGAACACTAACTTGGAATGCCGTATTTAAATGGCCTGCGGCAGTGGCACCAACTTTAACAACAACCGGAAGTAGAAGAGATATTATTTCATTCGTTTGTGATGGAACAAACCTGTATGGATCATTCTTACCAGATGTTAGATAAATAGATGATAATGGAGTAATTTACTAATGTTTTTGTTTCCAATTACCAGACCTACAAAAGTTGTCAATATTAGTTCCGCAACTAATAACGTAAATCTTTATACACAAGCAGGTAGTCCAAATTATCCTGGAAACATTCTTGTCTTCATCAACGCAAACATTGGTAGTACCTCAGTAGCAACTCCTGCCGTTCAAACAGGTTCAGGATGGAAAGCAGGTTCTCTTCTTTATATCAAAAATGCTGCGGTTATTACAGGTGGTACAGGTACTACTGGCACTACAGGAACAACAGGAACAAATTCTGTTGCAGGAACTAAAGGTACTACAGGAACAACAGGAACAACAGGAACAACAGGAACCTCAGGAACAAAAGGATCGACAGGCGGAACCGGTACCACAGGACATTATGGAGCAGGCGGCGGCGGCGCGCCAGCTGCTCCGGCGCATAGTGGAAGTCCAGGAGGTCACGGTCAACCAGGAGGCACAGGTGGTACCGGCGGATCTGGATCCGCAGGCGGAGCCGGTGGCACAGGTGGTACAGGTGGTACAGGAGGCGCCGGCAGTGCAGCAGCGCCAGCAACAGCTGGTGGCACAGGTGGTACAGGTGGTACAGGAGGTGTTTCTTTTCAAGCTTGTTCATCACCTGGTATTAAAATTCTGTTAAATAATACTACAACCATTACAGGAGGTTCTGGAGGTTCTGGAGGTTCAGGTGGACCAGGAGGAACAGGAGCATCTGGCGGAGCAGGTGGATGTGGTGGCCCAGCGGGACCAGGTGGACCAGGTGGACCAGGAGGAGCCGGCGGAACCGGTGGACCAGGTGGGCCAGGAGGAGTTGGCGGCGGCGGCGGCGGCGGTTCTGGAGCTCAATCAGGACAACATACGTCAGGAGCAGGCGGCGGCGGCGCCGGAATACCAGCTGGCGGCGGAGGCGCCGGATCACATCACAGTTATCATGTTGGTGCTAGTCAAAGCGGAGATAATTACCAACCTGGATATTGTGGTCATACACATTTTCCAGGAGCAGCCGGAGGTAGTTCTACCGCAGGTGGCGGTGGATCAGGTCAAGGAGGACCTGGGGGTGGTTTAGGAGCTCATGGTGGTGCAGGAGGAGGTCATTATCATGGAGGACATCATTTCAACACTTATACCGGCGGCGGCCATAATCCCGGAGGTCACATAGGAGCGTCTGGTGGCGGTCATCATGGACATGGAGGAAGCACAGGGCCAACAGGTGCTACAGGCCCAGCAGGAGGTACAGGAACTACAGGTCCAGCTGGTAGTAAGGGTGCTACAGGAACAGCAGGTGCAAATGCTCCGGCAGGAACTACTGGTGCTACAGGATCAGCAGGATCTCAAGGTTCGGCAGTTAGTGGTACGACAAACATTACCTATATAAATGCAGGAACAATCAATGGGCCTCAGGTCTAAAGGAGAAAAAAATGAATGTTCATTCTAGAATAATTTCAGTTGATTCTAATAATCATTCAATGGTTATTCGTTATTGGACAGATTTAATAACTGAAAATTCTTTAGCAGTTGCTTTTGATAATAATGGTCGTATAATTATGGATTCTAATGGATATCCTTCAAGATGTTTAACTGATGTGAATTATACATTCACATTTCATCCTAATCCTAGTTCAAATGATATTAATGTTATTTTAAAGTCCGTAGCTCCTGTACCTTCTTTATTTTTACGTGAACAAATTGAATCTGGAAACCTTCAATATGATTTAACAAATGTTATACAGGAAATTGGAACAGAATCGGTTTTTGAAGCAAATACAGATTTATTTATACCTAAAAATATTATATTTTAAATAATTTACTTTGAATGAAAAGGTTTTTATATTATGATTTACAATAACCCTTTTGAAATGGGAAGAATAACATATAGTTATGTTTGGTGGGATAATGCTTTCACAGAAGATGAATTAAAAAAAATTGAAAATGTGTGTGAAAAAGAAGAATTTGAAAAAGCAACTACAGTTGGTCAAAAAACTCAAGATGAAACTGAAAAAGTCAGAAGATCAAAAATAAAATTTTTTGACAGAATTGAACATACATCTTGGATTTTTGATAGGTTTAACAATATTTGCGAATCTTTAAATGAACAATTTTATAGATTTGATTTATATGGATATAATAAATTTCAATATACAATATACAATTCAGAAAATAATGGTATGTATGATTGGCACATGGATACTATACTCAATGAAGTGACTGATGATGTCTCTAATAATTATACTAGAAAATTGACTATGGTAATGTTATTATCCGAACCAGAAAAAGATTTTACTGGTGGTGAATTTCAATTAAATTTAGGCAAAGAAGAAAATCCAACAATACCTTATTTTAATAAAGGTAAAATTATTGCTTTTCCATCTTTTATGATACATAGAGTTAAACCTGTCTTAACAGGTATTCGTAAGTCTATAGTTATATGGGTTGAAGGACCTAAGTTCAGATAAATAATCCTAAATAGTATGAAATACCATAAAAAGGATTACTATGGCACAATCAGCACCAGCATCCAGAGAAGAATTTAAATCCCTTTGTTTCCGTCAACTAGGTGAACCGGTCATCAAGGTTAATGTTGACGATGTGCAGGCCGAAGATTGCATTACCATTGCCGTTCAATATTTTCAAGAGTTCCACTATGACGGTACCGAAAAGACATACCTAAAACATCAGATTACTCAAGATGACATTACCAATCAGTATGTTCAGTTACCTTCTGGTGTAAACTCCGTAACACAGATTTTTCCAGTTGGTGGTACTAACCAGTCAATGACCTTCTTTGACCTTCGCTACCAGTTACGCCTTAACGACCTTTGGGACCTTTCATCAACCTCTTATGTGAACTATGCCCTAACTATGCAACATATGAGAACTTTGGATATGATCTTCTCTGGTGAAACACCAATTGACTATAACAAGATCAATAATAAACTCTATATTCATTGGGACTGGAATAATGACATTACTCCTGGTCAATACATTATCACCCAAAGTCGTGTAGTAATAGATCCAAATGCCTATAACCTATTCTGGAATGACCGTATGCTCAAGGCCCTAGGTACCGCATACATCAAAAAACAATGGGGCAACAATATGAAAAAGTTTGGTGGTATGCAACTACCAGGCGGCATCACAATGAACGGCCAGCAGGTTTTTGATGAGGCAGTTGCCGAGATCAAAGAGATTGAACAGATGATTAGGGACACATATCAAGAACCACCAGGGTTCCTAGTAGGATAAAATGGCCGTAAACCGATATTTCAACAATTTTCCTTCTCAAGAAAGAGTAAATAACGAATACCTTCTTATGGAGGATATTATTGTTGAATCCATCCAGATGATGGGTCATAACGTCTATTACGTTCCTAGAGAATCCTTTGATGAAGGCGATATGGTATTTGGTGAGTATTCCAAGAGTGCCTTTAACAAAGCATACCTTATTGAGGCATACCTCTCCAATGTCACTGGACACGAAGGTCAAGGTGATTTCTTCTCCAAGTTCGGATTAGAGATCAGGGACACAGATACATTCGTCCTTTCGCGTAGGTCTTTTCTTAATACAGTACCAGGTGAATTGAGAATGAGGCCGCAGGAAGGTGACTTGGTATATGTTCCTGTCCTTCACAAGATGTATGAGATTAAGTTCGTTGAACAGGAATTAATGTTTCACTCCATTGGTAAAAGATTACCATTTGTTTACGAGTTGAGATGTGAGGTATTCCGTTCGTCCAATGAGCCTATGAATACAGGTGTTCAAGAGATTGATCAAGTTGCCGCAGAGAACAATTATACTATGGAACTAAGAGTTTCACAAGGTACAGTTCCTGCTGACTTTATTATGGGTGAAACTGTATTCCAGTCTAGCAATGATAGTATTAATGGAACTGTTACGGCGCAGGCTACAGTTAAAGAATGGTTTGCTTCTAATACTTCTCTACTAGTTTATAATATTATAGGTGAGTTTAGCAATACAGCAAATCTTGTAGGTGTTTCAAGTACCGCTAATTGGCATACAATAGGTTCTGATACTATGACTAACTATTCTTATTATGATCTGACAGATAATTTATCAGTAAATACGGATGCTGGTGTAATACTTGACCTATCCGAAACTAACCCATTTGGAACACCGTAATGTTAGGTAATAGTCCGTTTTATCACCAATTAACTCGTAAAGCAGTTGTCCTTTTTGGTCGTCTGTTTGATGATATTACATTGGTTAGAAAGAACGATCAAACTGGTGATGAAACAAATCGGTTCTTAGTTCCTATTGTTTATGCTCCAAAAGAGAAAATGGTTACTCGTATTTTCTCAGATCCAGATTTACTAAGACAGATCCAAGTTCTTTTACCTAGAATGAGTTTTGAAATTACCGGTATTACTTATGATGCCACAAGAAAGCAAAACTCTCTATTAAAGGCCGCCAGATCAAATACCAGCACACATGTCTCAGCATCTTATATGGGTGTTCCATATGACATTAACTTTCAGTTAAACATCTATGCTCGTAACATTGATGACGGAACACAGATTGTAGAGCAGATTTTACCATTCTTTAATCCAGATTTTACGGTATCCACCAATATGATACCAGACCTTGGTGCTCTAAAAGATGTTCCAATTATTCTAAATAATGTATCAAACGATATTCAGTATGAGGGAGATTTTGATACCGTAAGATACGTCAATTGGACTCTTAACTTTACCATGAAAATGTATTACTACGGGCCTATCAGTTATCCAAAGATTATTCGCACTGTTTATACAAATATCTATAATGATCCTAGCATAGAGTCAGGATATATCACGAGGATAAATACCTCAAATGCAAATGGAATGTTCAAGATTAATGATACTGTTTTCCAGGGTAGCAGTTATCATACTGCATCCGCTACCGGTATTGTTATAAATTATAATAGTGAACTAGGCCAATTAGTATTAGGTGCGACACAGGGAACATTTAAAGTTAATAATACCATTCATGCGGTTTCAACCAATGGTGTATGCACATTAGCATCATTCTATGCGAAACCATTGAAGTTGGCAGAAATAAAGATTAAACCTCATCCAGGTGATGCTCAACCGACAGACGATTATGGTTATACCGTAAATATTATTGAATGGCCATTAACAGAAACACCACCATATGCCAACGCAGAATATATTGGCATAACAACAGATTCAACAGAGTTTACAGTAGATAATATAACAATAACAATTGATTCGGAGTAAGTAAATGTCGGAACAAAAGATTTTCGTAGGTACAGTACCTAATGATGGGACAGGTGACCCACTTAGAACTGCCTTTATTAAAACAGAGAGCAACTTTGAAGAATTATATGGAGATAACGCAAATGTTGTCAACTCCATATTGGTACTTTTTACCAGTAGTTCTAATCTAACAAGTGCCGTAAATGCATTAAATCTAGGACTTGGTAATACAAATGCCAATGTTGTCAATGTTTATACACTAACCAACTCAGCATTTAGTTCAGCTAACCAAGCAGGATTACTTGCTAATACAGCAGGCATTTATGCCAATGCTATTTC